CTGCAATGTATTGGCCATGGGTACAAGTACCTGATAATGATTTAGGTAAAAATGTATGGGTTCCACCATCAGTAGTAATGCCAGGAGTATATGCATTCAATGATAGAGTAGCAGCTGAATGGTTTGCACCTGCAGGTTTAAATAGAGGTGGAATTGATATGGCTATTATGGCAGAGAGAAAATTAACTCATACTAATAGAGATACATTATACTTATCAAATGTTAATCCAATTGCAACTTTCCCTAATACAGGAATTTGTGCTTGGGGACAAAAAACATTACAGAAAAAGGCTAGTGCATTAGATAGAGTAAATGTTCGAAGATTATTAATTGCAGCTAAGAAGTTTATTGCTTCTGCAACTAAGTTCTTAGTATTTGAACAAAATACTGCAGCAACTAGATTAAGATTTTTAAATATAGTTAATCCATATTTAGAATCAGTACAACAAAGACAAGGTCTTTACGCTTTCAAAGTAGTAATGGACGAAACTAATAATACACCAGATGTAATAGATAGAAACCAAATGGTAGGTCAGTTATTCTTGCAACCAACTAAAACGGCTGAATTTATTATCATTGATTTCAATATTTTACCAACTGGTGCAGCATTTCCTGAATAGAAGATAAGGACTTTTAAAAGAAATGTATATTTATAATAAAGATAGGAGATAAAAAATGGCTGAATTGCTAGACCCAACCGAAGTGATGTTTACCGCATTTGAACCAAAAGTAGCTAATAGGTTCATAATGTATGTAGAAGGTATTCCATCATACTTAATAAAAGCTGCATCGAGACCTTCTTTAGATCAAGGTGAAATGATTTTAGATCATATTAACGTTGAAAGAAAGTTGAAAGGTAAAACGAGATGGCAAGATGTAACAATTACATTATATGATCCAGTAGTACCATCAGGAGCTCAAGCTGTAATGGAATGGGTTAGATTACACCACGAATCTGTAACAGGAAGAGATGGATACAGTGACTTTTATAAGAAAGACTTAGTATTTAATACTTTAGGACCTGTAGGTGATAAAGTTGAAGAATGGACTTTGAAAGGAGCTTTCATTTCAGCAGCAACCTTTGGTGATATGGATTGGGCAACAGAAGATCCAGTTAATATTGAATTGACTATCAAATATGATTATGCAATCCTTCAATTCTAGATCAAATTAGTAAAACTTAAGAAATCCTACCTATACGGTGGGATTTTTTTTGCTCTTACATATTTATATTAAAGTGTTATAAACTAAAAAGGGAAAATGTTATGCCAAAAGTAAACAATGAATATCCAGGAACTAAACCACCTACCGACGAAGAAATTAAACAAAGAGCTATTGATAACTACAATGCTCCAAAAGTGACAGACAAAAAATCAGCTGAAAAGAGCAAGTTTCCAACAGAAATAATAGATTTGCCAAGTAAAGGTTTATTATATCCAAAAGATAATCCATTATCACAAGGACAAATTGAAATGAAATATATGACTGCAAAAGAAGAAGATATTTTAACTTCTCAATCATATATTAAACAAGGAACAGTATTAGACAAATTATTCCGAGCATTAATTATTGGTAATGGTGAAGGACAAAGAATTAATTACAATGATCTAATAATGGGAGATAAAAATGCAATTATGGTTGCAGCAAGAGTATTAGGTTATGGTAAAGATTATGAAGCACAGATAACTACACCATCTGGAAATAAAATTGTTGAACAGATTGATTTAACTACATTTATGGATAAAGAATTTGATGAGTCATTAATAACACCAAATCAAAATGAATTTGAATTTGAATTGCCTACATCTAAAAGAGTTCTAAAGTTCAAGATACTATGTACTAGAGATCAAACAAATATAGAAGCTGAGTTAAAAGGTCTTAAAAAAATAAATAAAGGTGGTCTAGACTCTACATTAACAACTAGGCTAATGCATTCAATTATTTCAGTTGATGGAGATGATTCTAGATCAACAATTAGAAATTTTGTTAATTCAGAGTTCCTTGCAAGAGATTCTAGAGCATTTAGAGAACACTTATCAAAAGTACAACCAGATGTTGATTTAAAAGTTCAATGTTGGGATGATGAAACAGATGAATCATTTGAGGTAGACTTACCCATTGGTGTCAACTTTTTTTGGCCTGGGGTCTAACTATAGACCCATTCTGCACAACCAGATATTTGAACTTATCTATTATGGAAAAGGTGGGTTCAATTGGTCTGATGTATATGATATGCCAGTATGGCTACGTAAGTTTTATATTAAATCTATAGAAAAAGCTTTAAAGTCTGAAGCTGAAGCTAACAAGAAAGCTGCAAAACCACAATCCAAAGGAATATCAAGACCTAACATCGGAAAACGATAGGATATTTACGCTTACTACATATTTATATAAAAGATAGTAAAGGGATATTATGTCAAAAAAATCAAACAAATTAGAGCAGGACCAAGAGAAACAAATTAATAGTCTTAACGAAGGTTTCATGTCTAGGCTTATGAAAAAAATCTTAACTAAGCGTTTTGCAAAAGTTGCAAAAATAGCAGCTAAAGACCCAGTTTTTAAAGCTTCATATGATGAATGGGCCAAATCTACAGAAGATTTATTATCTACATTGAAAGGTACATCTGCAAATCAACGACATATTAGATCTAAGAAATCTGATAAACAGACTAGAACAGCCAAAGGACGTCAAGCACATATTGATAATATGATGAAAAAGTGGGGCTATTAATAGGAGATAAACGATGGCAGACCAGTTGGATCCAAAAAAACAAAAAGAACTTAATAAGTTAAAAGCTGAAGAAGTAAAGCTTAATAAGCAAATTGCTGATTCAATGGATACTGGCACACTAGCAGAATTAACAAAACTACAAAATCAATTAAATCGTGCTATTGAAAAACAAAACAAATTATTAGGTATAAGTCAAAAATCAGCTTCTGACTTATTTGATACGTATAGTAATTCTGTAGACGGCTTAAAAGATATTGGATCACAACTAGCAATGTTAGCTGGTAAAGATGCGGCTAGAATAAAACAAGCACAAGCTGTAAATTTTGAAGGAAGAGTATATAATACATTATCTAAAGATGCAGCTAAAAATCAAGACAAGATTGCAAGGCATGCAGGTGCAACTCATAAACATGGCCAAGGAATTTATTCAAGAGCACTTGCGGCAGGAAAAGGATATGATGCACAAGAAGATGCAGTAGCAGCAATTGCAAATACAAGATCTACCATGTTATCCAATGAGGCAAATCTAGGTACTGAACTATTACAAAGCGTAGATGCAACCGAAGCCGCAGCAGCTGCAAGAAAAGCGGCATTGCAATTACAAGCTAATGCAACCAAAATGACTAAAACAGAATATGACCTAGCCGTACGAAGAGTAGATTATTTAAAAGCATCTGCAAATGAGATGGAAAAATATGCTACAATGACTGAAAGAAATATTGGATTGTCAACAGAATTAGGTGCAACAATAACAGCCCCATTTGATAAATTAAAAGGAGCTCTAGAATCATTACCAGGAGGAGGCATACTTAGTAAAGCTTTAGGATTAGATCAGTTTGGTGCAGAAATGTCAGGTGCAGTAACTAAATCTATACAAGTAGCATTAGTAGACGGACCTGCAGCAGGTATTGCAAATTTCAAAAAATTGATTGGTGCTCAAAAGATGTTTAATATAACAGCTATGATGAATCCATATGTTGCAGTTGTAGCAGTAGTAATAGGATTAGTTGCATTACTAGCTTCTATAACAAAAGAAGCAAAGGAGTTTGCAAAAGAAACAGGATTATCAGTAGGACAAGCAAAAGCACAAGTTGCGGCCGCAAAAGAATTACAAAGTTCTTTAAAGAATAATCTGGCAACAACTGAAGATATAGTAGCTGTACAAAAAGAAATGGTTGCTGAATTTGGTAGAGCTGATATGATATCAGACGCAACTACATTGAAGTTAGCAGATATGGGAGCTACTTTAGGATATGGAGCAGGAACAGCAGCCGAAGTAGCAAATACATTAATGACAGTAGGTGGTGCATCAGAAGAATTAGCAGCCAATATGCAAGTAGTTGCATTTAACATGGCCGAGGC